CACCTTTTGATTCAATTGCAAATTCAATTACATGATGTTAGATACTAACACTCTTCTGTAATATGTATTTGAATCTTTTGTTAGAGCACCACTTCCAGCGTTTGCACCTTCTGCGAATGGATTTGCTACAACACCATAACGTGTCTTAAATCCAATCTTTGGTTGGAAAGTGTTTTCTCCAACTGCTCTTACCATTTGTAATGGTACATATGGGCAGTAGAATAAACCAGCATCAAATGCACTAGAACCTTTGTATCCTAATGTATAGTAGTTGCCTGTTGTATAAGGATCAATGTACACTCTGTAGCGACCGTTAAGTACGCCAGCAAATGTGTTACCTGTATCATCGATATCTAAGTTGTTGCTATTTAAAGCAGGAGTATAATCTAATACACCAGCCATTTGTAATGCAGAAGCAACATCAGAAGAACAGATTAATACGTTACCTTTTCCTCTACGTGTGTCTTTTGCAATTTGGTTAGCATCTCTTTCGATGTTAAACATTAGTCCTTTAAACTTTTCAACTGACCATCTACCATTTGAATCTGTATCAAGGTCAAATGTACCAGGTGTTGTTACATCTGATTGTGCACCTTGCTTAGCAGTTACGTTAATAGTTCTGATGATTTCTCTGTTGATCTCAGCTAAGATTTCTGTAGAAAGAATATTTGATAATTCTGTCTCAGCGTCTAAACCATGGATAGCTTTTAAGTCTTGTGCTAATTCCATTGTGTACTCAGCTTTAAGAGCCCTTGAACCTGCTGTTACAGATACCTTCTCAATTGAGAATGCCATTTCTGCAAATGCAGAGTTACCAGCTGATCCTAATGCTTCAGCCTGAGCTGTTGGCATTGCATCTGCAAAGTTGTATGTACCTGCTTCTGCGTTGTTAGCTGATCCAGGAACTGAACCTACGTTCTTGTCACCAAGAGTATTAGCACCAGCTGCAATTGTTGAAAATGCAGTGTCTGCCTCATTGTAGAATACTTCTGTTCCAGCTTGTGATGTTTGTCTTGAACGCATTGCAAAGATTAATCCTGTTGGACCAGTCATTGGCTGTACGCCACATACATCATATGCAACAAGGTTTGGCATAGCTCTTCTTACTAAGCTAATTAAAACTGGATCGTATGTATCAATACCAGCACCACCTACGCCAGCGTTGGCTGGTGTTTCTGATAATAATGTTTGTGATGAATAAGCAGCACCTTCTTTAAGAGCTACTTCAGTGTTCTCAAGTAGTTGAGCTGTGACAGACCTTTTATGGGCATCTTTGATCTCAGGTAGATCGTTATGCTCAATTATTGGCTGCCACTTTTTTGATAGTGTTTCTGTTAACATTTGTCTCTCCCTTAATTAACAGTTATTTAACCGAATTATTTATCTTTTCACGGTTCTTGTAATGGCGGCGGCATAATGTGACATTGTAGGATCAACAGATACCTTCACTGTCTCTTCTTCAGTTTCGATAGGCTCTTCGTCAACAGACTCAGTAACCAATTGCTTTTCACCAAAATAATTTTCTTTAATCATTGATACTTTTTTTGAAAATTCTTCAATATTATCAGCATCAATTCCTTCTACTAATGATTGTAGTTTTTCTTTTTGTGTATCGACTAAACCATCAGATGCTTCTTGAATGATATCTTTTCTCTTGTATTCCTCAACAACTTGTTGTAGAGCAATTTTAGATTCCATTTCTTCATTCAATTTTGTTTCTGCTTCTTCTAATGAAGTTGCAAGTTCTGCAGCTATATCTAATTTTTCATCAGAAACCTCTATGTGATTTTCAACGAATAATTTCTTTAAGCCACTCATTAAGTTTTCTGCAATCTCAACTTTAAAGTTTGATTCAATAGCAACTTCGTTGTCTTTGACCCATTCTTCAGTTACATAGTTAAGATAATGATCTACTCTTGAAGCAGTATCTTCTTCTATTTCTTTTTTAATTGCATCAATCTTAGCTTCAAATTCTTCTTCAATTCTTGCTGTCTCTGCAATAACTTTTGCATTAACTGCAGCTGAGAAGATTGTTTCAGCTTTTAATCTAAAATCTTCATCTATATCTGCACCAAAGATATCATCAATATCTTCTTTATATGTTACAGATTTAGCATCTCCTTTAGGTTTAATTGAAGCTGCATTTTTTCCCATCATAGCATCATATGCTGCAGCAAGTGTCGATTTGTTCATTGAACTTGCTTTCAACATCATTGAAGCCATTAACTGAGATTTTGTTTGTCCAGGTGTCTTATCATCTAGTTTAGGCGTAGATTTTTCACCAGCAGACTTATCAGCTTTTCTTGAATTGTTTTTTGTTGCAGTAGGCTCAGGCACTTCTGAAGGCTCACCAGTGGCCTTGAACTCATCGAGCTGCTCTTCCTCTGCAATTTGCTCTAGTTCTTTTTCAGACATTTAAAGACTCCCTTTTAAAGTAAATATCTTTCATAGTATTTATACATTTATGAAATTAGCGATTTCAGAAACTTATCAAACAGTTTGAGCTGCTGCTCTTTGAGCTCTTTTACAGAACGGTTACCTGTCTCCAGAATTTCTTCAACTACTTGTTGTGCTTTCCAGCTTCCATCTATGTTGACCCATTCAACCCCTTCCATGATACCTTTTACGAATGCATCAGGTGCTGATGGATCAGCAACAATATCAGCTGCTGTTGCAAGGTGAAAATCTCCTTGCACTTGCATAGTACCATTGTTATCTTTCAATGATCCCATACCTCTTGAAGAAACTGCTAATTCGCAATTTTCCTTCATTAGATTCTTTACTATTGTACCATATGGTGTTTCCATTATTTTAGCTTTACCTATAATATTTGGACCATCAGGCTTCAATTC